TCCGGAAGTTCGCCGATTTTGCAGTCAGAGAAGATTTCAACCTCGCCGACCATCCAGGTCGCCTCGGCTACCAAGATTCTGCCGGTGGTCAGAACCTACGGTCGGTCCACCCGCCGGAGCGCGGACGCCCCGACGATCTTGCCTGCGGAGTCCCTGACAAAATGATCAGGGACGTATACCGTGGCTACGGGGCAGACCGCGCCAGACTCGATGGCAGCGGCCACATAGCCGCTAACCAGGACCATCGTCCAGGGGTCCACGTCTGCCGGGATCCCCTCAATCCCACCCCACTGGGTGGTGACCACGGGGATAGACCCCGCCCCCACGTCGAGATCATCGATGTGGGTTTCGACCGTCGCCACTCTGGCGACAGTCCCGCTTGGGGGAATTGCATACCCAGCCCCCAGGTTGATTGTGTGCGGGGTGAGGTTCAGAAAATTGGCCATGGAAAGTCTCCTTTGTTGGTGTTCAGGATGTTGGTCGCCGGATTCCCTCCGGCGGGTCGCGGCTCAGTATCCGCGCTGCGCCCGTTCCTGGCCCCTATGCCAGGCGCCGACCGCGCGTGCGTCGTCTCGGTCGGGAGCCTTCTGCCCGTCCGCCTGCCACGCCACGGCCGCCGCATCGGCGGCAGAGACGCCCTGATCCATCAGAGCGTAGCAAGCCTCGGCCTGCGATTTGCCGGCCCCGATCAGGGCCAGATATTGCTGTAGTGTCGTCGTCGTATCCATGATATGACATATAGCATGGATCATGCCTATCATAGATTTTTCTCTGCTTTTTGCGTAAGTCTTTTAAGAATATATGCTTATGTGTTTTTTGCGTATGTTCCACAAAGCGAATGTTCCACGCGAAATTGACAAATTTTGTCAATCACAATGCGCATTTCATATAAGGCTTTGTGGGCATTGATGATCAGAATTGTCAACTCAAAAGTGACAATTTTCGTCAGTCCTGTTTTCTCTATTAAAGAAATTTCAGGACTGTCCCAGCGATTTTCAGGACCCCATCGATGATTTGCTGCGGCACGCTGTTTGCCTCCATCTCGGCCTTGAGTAAGGCAAGGTCGTCCATGAGATGATCGTGTGTCCGCACCGGCCCCGACAGATACACGTCGGCCAGTGGGTCGTCAGGTGTCCATCCGTATTGCCTCAGGATCTCCGGAGTCATCTCGCCCTGATATCCGAGCTCAATCAACCGCGCTTTAACGCGTTCCAAACTCAATCCGCTCATTTTTCCCCACCTTTCTTTGGCATGAACTGCTCGAGCATCTGAAGCACTTGCTCGGTGTTTTTGTTCAGTAAATCAGCGCTCGCTGTCGAGGCGTTGAAGTAGTTTTTCATGGCCTCGCTGTACTGAATGATGTTCACGTGATCCTGCTTTGCAGCGATTATTTTCGTCCTCATCTCAATGATGCGTCCCTCGATGGTCTTGTAGTCATCGAGCTTTTTGGCGTAGATCAGACCCAGGTTTGTTGGGTTTGCCAGCGGCACACCATCGACGATTTTTGTCTCCGCCTTGACTGCAGCGTCAGCCAGGGCGTCGGCCTCGGCAATCATTTTCGCCCGGTAAAACTGGATAAAAGCCTCGTCGATCCGGTCTCTGTTTTGATCGTAGTTGATGCTGCTCGCTTCGATGGCGCCGATTGCTCTGGCCGCCTGGATTGACTCACCGCAGCCCACGCACGCCAGCATCAGCGCCATCAGCGCAGGTAGAACGAAAAGCTGTTTTCTGCTCATGCGTTTTCTCTCCCTTTGAGCTCGCAATTTGTCACGAGGCGATTCATCGCGTCGCGAACGCACATCAGCGCCTCGCTGTTTTTCGCGATTACCTCATGCGACGCTTTCACCTGCTCATCCTGGACCTTATCCAGCCGCTCGCTCAACCGTTTTTCGCGCGTCAATTGCCAATAAACCAAAATGCCGACCAGCGTCACCGTAAAACTGCCGTTATCGACAAACAGCTTCACGAAATCGACCATTGGATTCATCTCCCGTCAGCGTCAGCAAACATCTCGCGCAGCGCAGCGCCTGGATGCAGGTTCGCATTATAGATGTCTTGCGCTGTTTTCCGATAGCTTTTTTCAAAAAGCCTCTGACCGGAAATAGAATCGAGCACCTGCATCCAAAAAGTGAATGAAATCCCCCATGCTCGCCGCCACAGCTCCGGCCGGTGTGCGTCGCAGAACGTCACCCAGCGCCCAGGCGTAAAAATTGCTTTGCGGTTGCCGCCAATCAAAATGAATCGCTCAAAAATCGCCTCTCGCCTCATGCCGACCGGCCGGGCCCCGCAAATGAAGCAGGGTTGATGCGCATATCGATCAAGTTCTTCTGATGCCATGCAGTCTCACCTCGCCCTATGACGGACTCGAAACCGTGATCGAGTATTTCCCCGCAGGATCCGCCAGCGTCGTCAGTGTCATCACAGACCCGTCCGCGCGCATGACCCCACCAACCGAAAGGGTTACGGTTGCCCATGTCCGCGCCACCGTCGATCCCAGCGCGTCGATCGTGCCCGCAAGGGTCAACGCTGTGATCGCGTTGCCCGCGGATTTGATGTGGTTCGAATAGACGGTCCCGCCAGAATAGTCGGCCGTCGTGATCGTGTAGTCGCCCTCGGTGCGACACGTCCCGCCCCGAACAGTGTGTGTCGTCAGCGTCGCCGCGAGGTCCATCACGTGGTTTCCGCCGTACTGCGTCCAGGTCGTAAGGGTCACACCACTGGAGGTGTAGACGCGACTGCTCGTACTCTCGTCGGAAATAGAGATCAACGACAGCGTAGACACCTCGCCAGGTTGATCGATGGCCACGCCCACGCCCCCCGGAGCGGATCTCACATAAAGCGCGCTCGAAACGTGGACGTTCTTCAGGCGGATTGCCGGGCGCCCCGTCTCGGCGCTCGTCGATGCCGTCCCGTAAATCGTCACGGTCGCCTGGTTGCTCCCAAGGTCCAGCATGATTCGCTGACTCCCGGCCGGCGACGATTGAGACTGGTTTTCTCCGATCGCCACAGTCGTCGCGCTGATCGCAAGGTATGCCGCCCTGTATTCTGGCGCCGCGGTTGTCGTCGTCGCGCCGTCGGCGGTCGTGGCAAATGCCTGGCTGTTCAGTCCAATTTTGCCGGTGAAAGATTTGTCGATCACGAGCTTCGTCAGCGTCACCACGCTCTGAGCAAGGCCCCAGGCTATATTTGAGGCAGTGTCACGGATCACAACCGTATCATTACTCGCTGGAACCGTGTCTCCGCTCCAATTATCGGCGTTGTGCCAGGTATTCGGCCCCGTCGCTGCGGTCGTCGCGGTCTGCCCCAGTGTAGCGCTGCCGCCAGACGTGTTTAGCGTGATCGTGAAAGGCACCTCGGCCACGTCACCGGTCAGTGTCAGGCTTGGCGACGCGGCCGCCGCTGTGATGCCGGTAGCGTATGGATGCGTGCTCGCATTCCAGGCCGCCACCAAGGCCGCCACGGTAGCGGCGATCACCGTAGTCGCGTCGGTGTGCGTTGCGATGATTACGCCGTTCACGCTGATCGTGAACGTCTCCCCTGAAAGCGTGCCGCCGACGGTGACCGTCGTCACCTGCGCCACTGATTTTGCCTTCGGTTGCCATTGTCTTGTTGCCATTGCTGAACCCTTTCTAAGGCGTGTAAGTCGATTTCAAAAGATGAAAGTATGATCTTTTTCTTACGTGCGTCCCAGTGTAACTATCCTCGTTCCCCAAAGTCAACCTACACTCACCACTGGGCTTGACGTATGATCCATCAATCAAAGCGGTAAGACTAAGCTTATATCCGTGAATCGTCTCCGTGTATGGTGCGACACCATTTCTAAGCGCGGCGCTAATCATCCAACTTGATCCCGAGGAAGATGATCCGGTTTCAACATCCATCGAAAAACCGCCAACGTTCGCATAGGTGAATCTCCCATGATTATCATACGGTGCGGTATTTCCAAGAGACACGCTTTGATTATTCCATGTTATGGCAGTTATATCAAAGTCGGCAACAATACTTTGCCATAATAAATTCACTCTGAAATTATAGTCCGTGCTATCCTTCGCCCATAGCGCGCTGCCTAGTTGTTCTCCAATAAAGACTATCAACCTTCCGGCAGCGGCACCATAAGTAGGTGCATACGTAAACGGATTGCACTTCGCAAATAAAACCCTTTCTACGCTCGATTCATATTGCGCTGCAATCACCGGCGAAGAAATAGGCAGGCCGTTCGCGTAATATTCTACGGTTGACGGCGCGGAACTGTCGGCAATCGCAAATTGTCGTACGTCAATCACGCTTGTATCGTACGTCCGTGATGGCATATTAAAAACCCTCGTAACACGAAAAGAAGCACGACGGGAATATAGACAAATTGCTTGCGACATATGTGTTTATTGATGCCCGACAAACAAATGACGATTTACTAAGTGACGAATGCGCCGCTCCAGATATCGCAAAGATAAGGCCGTGAATTGCAAAAGTGTCCTGGTAGAATGTAAAATATGGATCTTCCCAGCCGGTGACATTCTGATAAGCTGGATAATGCGCGATTGTGGTCATTATACTTTTACTAGCGGATATCGTATACCAACTTGATAAAGTTAAAGATGTATTCCATGTAACGGCTGTAATATCAAAAGATGCTGTAATAATAGCTACCTCAAGTGTATATTCTAAACTGTAGAAAGGCGGCGTAGAATCAGCAATAAGAAGGTACGGTCGAAATGCCCTTAATCCGAATGTAACCCAGCGCCCGCCATTCGCCGGAACTGCAATAGGGCCACCTTCTGGAATAATGATACACTTCTTCTTGTCTCTTGTTCCGCCGTCAGTACTATCCACCGCAGCCGTAACGCCGGAGTCAATTCCGTATGGATAATAGTTTGGTGTCGTCGGCGTTGCGGCGATTAAAACAGATGTTTGCCACGCAGGAATAAAAAACGATCCCCCATGCGCCCTTGCATCAAGTGGCGATTGAATCAGCGCATCAAGCACTGTCGAACTAAAGCTATCAAATGCAATCGTCACGCTTTAGCGCTCCACGCCCTGCCATCCGACAGCATCAAATAAGTGACGTCCTCATATGTCCCGTCGCCAAGATCCGCCTGAACGTCCGTTCCTCCGTCAACGCTTGCGATCGCATAAATGATGTCGTCAACCTGGAATGACGGAACGATCACCTGATCCTCGGTTTCAGCGCCCACGTTCGTCGCTGTGCGCTCAATTGGGCTTGCCGTGAAATCGTAGTCGTAGGTGATCCCGTTTCGCGTATGCCCGTCGAACGGCGTCGAGCGCAGCAAATACGGAACCGCCACGCGCACCGCCTCGCCGGTCTGCTCCGTTCCATCCCAGCGATAACACCAAATGTAATCAGTCGTTGTGGTGGGAATCACGAAAACCTGCATTTGAATCGGCGTCACGCCGGAGGCCCTGGCGGATCCTCTTACCTGGCGCCCAGGCCGCGTCCCGCCAATGATGCGCTGCACAGCGTCCCGGACCTCGTCGAGGTGTGCGGCCTCGATAGGCATGCCAGAGCGCCATGGCTTCAAATTGATTGGAGATTTATCAGAAAGTTCCAAGGTTCAGCCCCGCGAAATTGATTGACTCGTAAACCTGAACCCATTTGATGCCAACATTCTCCGCCAGGTCAACAGGATGCTCTCCCTTCGCCGGATCCACCCAGGCCACCTCAACGTCCCAATCAGGCAGCTGCCGCTGAAATTCGTAGGTGACCATGTAGCTGTCCCCGCCGTCGTCGGAATGTCCGCTTATGGATTTACAGAGCCAACTGTGAGGCGGATCGTTTAGCCACGTGCCATAGTTGACCTTGCCGGTGTAGGTCTGCGCCTTGCCGCGCGGGTTGCTGGTCTCACGTCTGGTCAACTGCAGCGTCAGAATCACCACGCTTTTCGTGACCTTGCCGCGTTGTTCGATTTCGTTGTGCGTGACGATTATCGGATCGCCGGCGTAATCGTAGACGCTTTCGACCTCCTGTAAGCTCGCGCCGATCTGCACGTCACAATTTTGAGTGTCGTTAGGAACGAAGCGCCTGGGCAACCATGGCTTGTAGGTCACCGTCACCCGCGCTTTACTCGGCGAGTCATCAATCGGATCGACGCGCACGGAGTCCACGCGGTATGATGTGCTCGATGGATGCGCATCTCCGCGCGCAGGAATCCCGTCCGCCGTCAGCGCAGATTGTAGCCTACTGTGCTCGCTGCCCGAAAGGCCCTCGACAAAAAATACACGCGTCGTTGTGATGCCCTGCCGGTCAACCGAAAGGCTTGCGCCGTCGATGATGTCAGTAATCGTTGCCATTAGATCGCCACCGCCGTTTCAGTCAGCCCAAACTGTGCGTACAATTTCTGCAGGATGTCATTGGTTTTTTTCTGTTCAACCAACTGCTTTTCGCTTGTCGTGTCTGGCTTCACAACGCCAAGATCCGGCCCCCCCAACGCCATCAGAGATCGGTCAATCACGCGCCCATATTCGCTTTTCTGGATTGCCTTGGCGTTGGTCTTCGTCAGTGATTCCTGGGTTTGCTTGAATGCCTCGCCCGCTGCCAATACAGCTCGATTCATCGTGTCTTTGTCGATCAGGCCATTGAAAAACAAATCGATCACGTCCTGGACCTGCGCGTTCATTTTCTCCAGTGGTGTTCTCGTTGCCTCAAAAATGGACTTGGCCTTACTCTTCAACGCATCGAATACGCCTTTGGCCGTATCCAAGCTCTTCGCCATGCTATCCGCCATTGACGCCCCGAAACCCTTACCGCTTTCGACACCCGATGCTGTTGCCCCGGCCTTGAGCTTAGCATTCATATTCTCAATTGCATAATCCAGCTCCGTCCCGCTTGTCCCCTTCATGAATCGCTGGACATATTCGTTTGCGAGGTCCCCTTGGCGCCCGGATTCCTTGAAAAGCATATCCGCCTGCTTTGACATGTCGGTGTCACGCGGCGCCATGACGCCCGCGTTCGGATCGCCAGCAATCCATTGACGCCAGTTTTTGAAGCTCCCCAACTTTTTAAAGTCGATCCTTGCGATCGTGTCGATCAGGTCCATCAGCGCCGCCTGAATACCGGTGACGATCTGCTTCAAGCGCATCCAGGCCGATATCGCAAAGTCCAGTGCGCCCAGCATGCCCTTCAAAAGCGGCCCCGTTACGGATCCGATGGCCGTGAACGCGTCTTTCAGGTTGTTACTTTCTGTCGCCCATGCGATGAACTTTTCAATCAGCGCTGTGATCGTAGGGGCAAGATCGATTGCAAGCAGATTGAAAACGCCCTTCCCGGATGATCCAAGCCGCGTCATCGCGTCGTTTGCCATCTCAACCTTGGATGCGTCGAACTGGCTGTATGTGATGCCCAGTTTTTCAGCTTCCGCTTGCTGTGCTTTTATCGCCTCGCTGCCTTGCTGCAGCAGCGGTATGAGCATCGCACCTTCTTTGCCAAATATCTTTTGAGCCAAAACGATTTTATCGCCCTGGTTGCCGACGGCCTTCATGGCATCAGCGACGGCCAAAAATCTCTTGTCGGGTGACATTCGCGCCAACCGTTGCGCATCCAGGCCCAGCATTTTAAAGGCGTCCTGAGCCTCACCGCTGCCCATCGCGGCCTCCTGCGAGGTCCGCGTCAGCTTGACCAACGCCTTATCCATTTGCTCGATGCCGACTCCAGCCAGATTGCCAGCGTGCTGCAGCCCGGTTAATGCCTCGGTCGTCATGCCTAATTTTTGAGCAGACTTAGATGCATTGTCGATTGCCTCAAAAGCATCCTTCAATCCACGGCCGGCCGCAAACGCTGCGAACGCGCCAGCCGCAGCAATCGCAGCCGTTTTGACCGTCGCCGAAAACCCTTGAACGATCCGTGCCGACGCCGACATCTGTCCATTAAACTTTTCGGTCTTCGCGTAGACGGATACATTGAGTGAACCAATATTAGCCATGCGCTACGCCTCCGGCCCGTCTTTGTCGCGACTGAATCGCCTTGTTATGTGCGCTGACGAATTGTCTGAAAATGTTGTGCATGTCGTCAATTGATTGTTTTGCTGCTGGTTTTCCTTCAAAAATGAAGTCAGCGATTCGAGGTTGCCGAGATCCTTTTCGGCGATGCACGCTTGCGAGTATGGCGCTCGTGTGGGCTTGTCGCACGTCCGCACGAAGCTCGCCGAATGGCTCAAGTTCATAGTATGCGATCCACTCGGTAAACTCATCGCTTTCGATTTCCTCTTGAGCCCTTCGCACTGACATGCCCAATTCTTTTGCCAGCCGAAACCAAAACAAACGACTATGATCATCCGTCAGTTTTTTTTAGCCTCTTCAATCGCTCCGGACTTCATGCCGTTCAGCTCAAGAGCCGCCTCAAATACGCGGTCCAGCGCCGTCGAAGATTTTTCGCCAAGTAATTCAACGTCGTCGTTTGTGAAAATCGCGAATCCATCATCGTCGCAAATCGTGCTGGCACATACGATGATCCGCATATCGCCTTGCTGCATCTCGCCGCGCAGCACCTTGCTTTCGATGTAACCACGCCTGGCGCCCGACATCACGCGAACATTGACGGCACCGCCCCATTCAGGCACGTCAACCGTTTTGATTTTGACATCCTTTGCGTCAAGGATTTGTTCCCGCGTCAGCGTCTTCCCCACGTCTCAATCTCCTTTACCCAGCAACCAGAATGATCGAATACGAAGCATCCGTATCCGTCGACGTGATCGCCACCGCCTTGACGGTAGCCGATACGTCTGCCAAACCTTCCTTGAAAATCATCAGCGCCTCGGCGCCAGGCGGCAGCGCAAGCGTCCCGGCCGCACTGCCGAAGAGGTTGTAGCCGTTCGTGCCGGACGGCGCGAAAACGACAACGGCGCTGTTGTTTGCCGATGCTTTGATTTTCACCGCCTGCACCTTCAGCGTGTTGAAATTGATATTGGCGCGCGCTGCCTGCACAAGCGCTGTCAGATCCAGCGCGTCTGCGCCGGCCGCAAGCGTGCGCGTATCGCTCCACGCCTGCGATACGGGAACGGTTGACGAAGCGCTGTAGGTCCCATGACTGGACGCGATCTGATGCGTGACAGTAGGGTTTGCAATCAGATCCTCAGATAGGCTGATCGTCTCTTCAGCCAGCAAATAAAGGTTGTACTTGCATCGCACGCTCATGTCATTACCTCGCGTATTTGCGTGGAGTCCCCAGGATTTAGGCTCCTGGCGTCACGTGGGGTTGACGGGCGTCGAAGCGCCGGACTCCACAAATCCCCACAACCACATTAAGTCGCGTCTGTGATCGTGATGTTGCCAGAGAATTTGATGGTCGCGCTTGCGGTCATCAGCTCCTCCATTGGAACCGTGAATTCCCACTGCGTGAGAAATCCAGATCCGGCGTATGATGTGCTGGTTGAATCGCTCCCGAACTTTGGAAAAGTCAAGGTTGTCGATTCGGCCGCGGCCGCAATCGGCGGATCCGTTATCGGATTGAAATGCATGTCAACCGACAGCTCGCCGGGGTCTACCAGATCGCCGGCAAGGAATAGCTTGTTGCCGAACTTTGCAGCGCCTGCCGCTGCAATACCCATGTGGCTCGCGTCGATTGCAGGCCGACTGATACCACTCCAAGAAATGTTGGTGACTTGCGCAAAGAACGTTGTTGAAAACGTAATCGATGCACCCGTCCCGATGTCTGCAGCTCCGCCCGCCATGATGCGTTCCTCCTGTTATGCGATCCGCATCGGTTGCTCGACCGATGTCGGTGCAGTCCGTAAAAACCAAATCAAAAAATCCCGATTCTCGACAAAAACGCCTTGATCGCTCCCGTCAGTCGGAGCAATGTAGTTTTGAGACTCCGTTTGCAGCGCACAAACGCGCACATGGATGTCATCCATGAATCCGCGGAATCCTGCCAGCGCAAGCACCAACGCATCGGCCAAATCGGCAGCTCCCTCTGGCGTGTCGTCGTAGCACGAAAAGCTTACGTTAGCCTGCACTACATCACTGACTCCGGTCATATGCGCCGCCGGCTTGCCGTCGTTGCGCTGATAAACGATGTAAGGCAACCCTTGGGATTGCGGTGCACCAACGACCCAAACGCCTGGCTCCGTTACAAGCTCGGCGATCAGCCGATGCTCTCGCAGATATGCCGTCAGGTTCTCGTTTAACGACTCGGCCATTGCAACGCCCCTATCCTCGTCCGCATCTCTCGCCTCAGCGTGTCCAGCGCCGCAGCGCGATTGTTTTTGATCGCGTTGCGCAGGAACGGACGCCCTTCAACTCTACCTCCGCTCTTTCGTTTTTTGTGCCCTAATTCCGCCAATGATGGGTAATACCATTTAGCATCGGATTTGATGTTTAGTTTATCGCGTGTAGGCGTCAAAATCATCAGGCCGATGTTTCCACCCCTGCGTTTACGTTTGAATGGCTTTATAAACAGTCCACGCCTCAGGGCCCCCGTTCGCTTCGGGGCATTCTTCTTTGCGTCCTGCATGACCAGCTTGGTCGCCACCCTCACGGCCGGACGAAAAACCTTACCCTGCATCTTTTCAGGCAACGCATTGAACCGCCTTATTAGCGCATCATCTCCCATTAATTGAAGGTTCAGAATAATTGCCATCAGCTTGACCTTTCGATGCATCGACAAACGTGAGTCACGCCGTTTTCTTCTTCGTCGTAAAATGAACTGATGTAGGCGTAGCGGTCCTGATTGTCAACGTCCACCCAATGAATGCGGTCCGTCGCCAGCAGGCCCGGACAATAGTCGAAGGTCACCCGGTGTGAAATGTCGACCTCAACCTGCTGCGCTTCGTAAAGCTCTCGATTCGTCATCGGCACAACGTTTGCCCAGCGCGTTTCGGCGATTTCCCATTGCGGCACGACCCCGCCTTGAGCGTCGTTCTCCGTCTCGTCAAGGCGCTCGATTTCGATGAACGTCTTATACTGGCCACGTCGCATGCTCTTCGCCATTAGTAGCTCATCCTGTAGTCGCGATATTGCCAAAGCAGGCTTTTCAGCGTGCGCTCAAGCTCGTGACTTGTCACGCCTACGATCACAGATTCGCGGTTTAGAAACCAATGCGCAACCACCAGTTTGATGGCGTGACGCAGCGCGGTCGGCACCGTTGCCGCCGTGAGTCCGTAGCCAGCAACGTATTTGATCGTCACAGCGTTCTCAATGTCCTGCGTCGTTGGCCACTGATAGGACTGGCTCAAATAAATGCGCCCTGGCTCGCTGTATGTGTCGGCGTTGTAGGCGCTTGATGTAAGCGTCTGCAGAGCGCCGGAGGAGTCCAGATATTTGATCGACGTGATCGATTGCAGTGGCGGCTTTGGAATCGTGATCTGAGATCCGCGGTCAATGCTGGTTTCGTCCGAATAACTCAGTCCGTCGCTCGAAGGAAACGCATCAAGCACCAAGTCAATCGTTTGGGTTATGAAGGCCCTGCGCGTGATGGTCTCGCAGTATTCCCGCGCCGCGGTGATCAGCGTCGTGATGTAGTCATCCTCGCGCCGGTCCGTGCGCCGTAGGTGTTGTTTCACCTCGGTCAGCGTCACTGGCTCGATCGTTGGCGCGGTTGCGACTTTGATGCGTGTTCTCATGTTTGCCCCTATGTCGTCGTCAGCGTAACATTTTGCCGAACAACAAGATCCCCTTGGGATATCGCGTAGATCTCACCTCCTACGGTTTTCAAAGTGAAATCGTAATAAAGCCGACGTTCTTCGAAAAGAAATCCCGTCATCAACGAGGTGTCAGTTGGATTCACCTGCACGGTCAGCTTGCCATTTGTCGGGTCAGTCAAGGTTATTCCAGACCCAACAGACTTTTTGAATACCGCCGAAACATCCGCATCGTCGATGTCGTATTTCGCCGTGAAGAATGCGGTAGCGCCCGTAATATCGACTACAGTCGGAGTCGCAAGGCCGTGGTCTTTGACCTGCCATTGCGTGATCCAGGTCTTCCCCTGGTCCATGCGCAAATCCTTTTTGTTCGTTGCGATTGTAGCCATTAATTCCTGTCTCCGAAAAGAAGCGCGGCAATCAACTTCGTCCCTGCGTCGGATTGCAGTGTACCGATGTATTCAGTTTTTTCGTAGACCTCTGCAATCAAATTCACGTAAAGCGCAAGCGTTATGTGCTGCACTGTCAAAACATCGTCGAGAGCAAGCGCCTCGCTGATCGTTCTGAAATAGTCGCCGATGCGCGCAAGATCATCGACCATCGGCATGTTTTCAGAGACTGCACGCAAAGCCTCTTGGATCCTGGTCAGGGCGTCAACGAGCCTGAATGTTTCGGAAATGGAAATCGCATACTGGCTTTTCCGCACGATTGAATCGAGTGCTTCAAGAACCTCGGATATCGTTCGCCTGAAAACAGCACTTTGGGAAAGCGAATCTCGCATGACAAGCGATTCAACAATCGCGCGCAACTGCGCCATCGACAACCGTGGCGTGTCAGCCAGGGCGATGGCCTCACCGATGATTCGCAGCACGGTCATGCGCACATGCAGCGAGTCAACAAGAGCCAGGCTTTCGACGACCCGAATGATCAACTGGGAGCCCGTCAACAACGCGTCGACCAGTACGGCATTTTCGATAATACTTCGCTTGAAGTCCCCGATCTTTTGCAGATTGTCTTGAAGCTCCGCAAGCTCCGTGAGCAACCGATTCGCGTGTGCTACGCGGTCGAGGTTGTCAGTCAACGCCATGGCCTCGACGATCTGGATAAACAGCGATCCGCTTAGAATTATAGAGTCGATCAATTCCATCGTTTCGACTATCGCACGCTTTGCATCCGACTGCCTCGCCAGGGCATCCACGAGGCTTGCAAGTTCTGTGATGGAGCGATTTGCATCTGACTTGCGCGATACGCTGTCCGTCAGCTTTGCGACTTCTGCAACGAGGCGCTTGAACGATGCAATCAATTGCAGCGTATCAGTGATTTTCAAATTCTCTGACAGCGCTCTATTTGCGTTGCTTTGTCTCGCAATTACATCACTGATCTTGACTGACTCGCCGATTGACCGAAGGGCATCAGATTTGCGCAATATGGCGTCAACAATTTTCAGCGCTTCAGTAATCGCTCTTTTTGCATCAGACTGTCTGGCCAATGAATCTGTAACGCGTAAAGTTTCCACAATCGAGCGCGTGAACGTTTGCCCACCCGCCGCCGCATGAAAGAAGTACCACCACATGCTTCTCATTCGCTACGCCCCAAAATCATGAATCTGTCGCCTGTTGTCGGCGCGTCGGTGAGAGGCTCCGCTAACGTAATGTTTTTCGAGCTGCCCACGTAGTCCGAGATTTTGCGCGCCTGGCCTGTCAGAACGCCACTAAGGAAGACGATGTACAGCTTGTTATAGTGATCGTCCGTCGCCTCGGTCAGGTCAGTGTCGAAGTCGTCAGTGTCTGCGCCGGCGTCATTGACCGCGCCGAACGTGGCAGGCACGTCAGGTTGAGGCCAGTAAACCACCGGGTCACACTTAATATTTGCCGTTGCGCTTTTAGCGAACAGCACGCCCATTTCACAGTTCGTTTCCGCCTGTGTCATGTCGAAAATATATAAGCCAGGAGCGTATGTTGCGTCGAGTTCGGTGGGGTTCGCGTCATTGCTCTGTGCAACCGCCGCACCGTCCTTGCTCACCCGCGCCGTAATGTTCGCCGCGTCGCCGGTCTTCGGTGTGTCGAGCAAGACGTCGTGCGCGTAGACCGGAATCTTCTGACTTGCCACATTTTTTTTCAGCATGGTTTTACCCTATCATGACTGCGCGTGAGCGGCGCATGGATTGAATTGCTTGCATGGCTCCAAGGTCCAGGTAGTTCGTCGGCGTCAGACCCTTGAATGTCGTCGGATATCCGCCGTTACGAATGCCCGGCTTCAGTCTGAAATCTCCGTTTGCAGCATCAACGAAAGGCGAGGCACTATAGATCTCATCGCCACCCAAATCTATAGTAGGAGTTCCTGATTTGTTGGTCGCGTTATTATAGAATCCGTTATATCCACCATAACAGGTTGACGCAGCTACGTTAATGCCTTTTCCGCCAGAGCCCGAGAATCCAGATATGATATTGTTAAGATATGTAGTGTAGGTCTGGTATGATATATCTATACCTCTTCCAGTACCGGCATTTGCAAATATTGAATTTCCCCCTATGATTCCGCCAGAACCGAAGCTTACTTGAATACCAATTCCCGCACCCGTATTTAGCCGGATGATATTATTTAGTAGAATACAATTGGAATCGCCTACTATCCCGATAGTCGTGGTCGCGGCTCCATCGCTTATTGTGCATCCAATCACTGTACATCCTGTCGGATACAGCGCAGCAGCCTCTACGTCGTGCACATAGCAGCTTATTATTTCTCCGTTTGCTCCTAATTGCACGGCATATCCGGTTGTTTTCGTAGCAGTGTGTAATTCACAATTCTTAAGCACGCAACGTGAACTTAATTGCAAAATTGCATTATTACCACAATTGCCCATTTTCATATCGATGAATGTAATATATTGCAATGTGCTCGAAATAAAAATCGAATACGTCGCTGCTCCGTCAATTTCCCCAGTTCCGCCGTCTGCGGCGGCAGAGGTATATCCTTGTATCCAAAGAGGTGCGGCGGATGTCGGCGTGCCATACGTGGTAAGGCTCAGAGTCGCCGTCAGCACCTCAGCGGTCCCCACTTTGATATTGAATCGGTCGCCGTTGGTCGCATCACGCGTCTTGGTATTAAAGGCGTACTGGAGATCCCCGTAGGGATCACCAACCGTGCCGGTTCCAGAGTCCGCCGCAATCGACGGGTCAACATACACCTCGGTTATTGCCATGGCTTATCCCCTGAGAACGTTACCCGCGCCCGCAGCCGCAACCATCTGCCCGATATGATCGGAACTGCCGATGTCGGTCACCACGGTGTCCAGATAGGACTGCCAATTCGCAATGGTAGCCTTTGTTGCGCTGGAAGACGCGCCTGCCAGTCCGCCGTTGTTCGGGATTTCGTCCCCGGACGTGAGGCTCGATACCGCTGGCGCGTAAACCTCCGAGTATTGCGCCTTCAGAATCTCCGCTACCCTGATCAGTCGAGCAGCCTCACCAAGAGCCGCCCTGAGATTATTCGAGTAGTTGTCGATTGCTGCCTTCTGTCCTGCCGTCAAATCTGCGTATGCCATGAGGCCTCCCTGGTTCAGATCAAATAAAAACCAGCACAGACACAGGCTTTCTGGTCGATGCCGGATCGACATCTTGACGGATTATCACGTCATCATCATTCAGTTTTATGATGTACTGTGACATCTTATCTCTCTAAACAGAAAGAGCAGCTCCGACAAGCGCCCATGCTTCAGTTTGGACTACGTAATCCAAATCTGAGTCACTTGCTGCGTTCCCCTATGGTGAAAATCGTGGACGCGTATCGCTTCACGTCGCCCGTTGTGTCTATGAGATCGGTGGACAGTATTTCGCCACCGCATTTTGCCGCAATGTCGGCAAGCAATTGCGCCTTGGTCATGGCTTCGCCCTTGTTTTTACGACATGATTATTTCGCGACTTGGATCCATATTCAATCATCGCGGTCCAACATATTCACTTCTTTTTCTTGCGCTTTCGTGGCGCGTCCTGAATCGCCGTCACCTCATTCTGACCCTTCTTCTCGTCCGGCTTGAATCCCGTCAAAATCATATTGTACCCTAATGCCGGATCGTCCTTCCAATTCTTGCAGTTAACATCGACGAATCCGGCCTTTTTCGCAAGAGTAATTCCGATTTCAGGCGTGTAGCCGAAATAATGCAGATTGAACTCGCGCGCGTAGCCGTGCGCCTCTTGCGCCCCGTAAAGCACATTCATCACGTGATCGTCCATGATATCCTTTGAGATCTGGTCAGCGGCCCAGGATACGTCAGGAATGATGTGCTCGAAGCCTCCGCCGGGCTTGCAAACGCGGAACATTTCCGCCCAGACCATTTCCTGATCCAGCCTGCCGATGTGCTCAAGATGGTGACTCGACGCCACGAGGTCAAAGGTGTTGTCGCGGAATGTCATCATGCGCGTGTCTTGAATGTAATCGGCCCCCGACTCCTTCCGGATGTCCAGCGTCTCGGTCTTATAGCCCTCCCAGACCCGGCGAGAATTACCGGCGCCAATATCCAACGCCACGAGGCCAGGCTCTTCAGGGAATCCACCAGGTTGCCCAGCGTAAAGGCGCCGCGCCCGCTGAATGGGTGGCGAGGTTGCCTCAAGGCCCCAGATTTTCCCCGTGCTTTTGTCGATGTGCCCAGCAAGGACTCCAGTATCGACCAGAATTTTTGCTGCGAACTCGTTCACGGCGATCTGACAGAAATAAATGTCCTCGGTCCCCCGGGCCGTCTTCAGCTCGCCCTTGTCGGTGACCGTCTTTTCGCATCGCGAAAAGAACATCGGCTTTTCGGATCCATACCCAGCCTCGACCATGCGCTTGAAAAGGCTTGTTCTGATCAGCGTCAGGCCCATGTGGATGCTCGTAATCCCGTGCTCCTCGGTCGTCAGAAGATCCCCTACGGCCCAGTCCCAATATGGGCCCCCTCCATCCCCGGCGTAAATCAGCGGCTCGCATGGAGACGTCCACTTGCAGCAGTAGACGCCGCAATAAATGTCGTAATGCGGCCGGGTCTGCGCGCGGAAAAAGAGCTTGGTCAAGGCATCGTGAGGAACGAGCACGTCATTGTCGATGAAAAACAAGAACTCAGGTGAAGGTGAAGACTCAACGCATTTCATCGCGACCTTATTGCGCGCGTCTCCGACTTCCATTCCGTCGGCAAACATTTCGATCGAGTTGAAGTTCGTCGGCACGCTCATGCCGGCCCTGGCCCGCTGCCAGTTGACCGTAATGGTGTCGAGCATGATCTCGCCATTTCGCCCCCGCGTGTAAGGTTGAGGCGTGCAAATGGCGATAGAAATGCGTGGATGTTGTTGTGCTTTCATTGGCGTTTCCCCACGAAACAATGGTAAAACTCGCCCAGGATACGAACCTGGGCGAGTTGCAAAATGCTATCCAGTCGTGAACACAATCTGATGCGTGATCTGAATGGAGTCCGAGGCCCCCTTGTTGATGCTCGCAGTTCCCAGCACCGACCTGGCGATCATGCTGCCAGATAGCGCCGTACCGCCGAATAGTCCGATTTCGTTAATCGCGGCCGCGCCGGCCGGATTGTTTGAAAGAAAAGTCGCCTGAAAATTACAGCTCATATTGCCCGCGTCCGACGCCACCATGCGTGTCGTATCTGAAATATGCACGCTCGCCGTGCTGGCAATCAGCGAAGCCTGATCCGACGCCGCTGCAGTCGTGCTCGTGCCGAGGCCCATGCGCTGCACCCAAGAAGATGCCTCGCCACCGGTGGCGATGCGCTCGCACAGCCAGTTCAGCCCGTAGGTCGCCATGATGTTTTCAACGTGATCGAATTCCTGCTTGACCACGCCATCAGGCCCGACCAAACGAATCTTGATGCGATTCTTTGCGCGGAACGGTGAATGCTTTTGCAGCGCAGCATTCGCGGCCTCCAATGACGCGACCTTGCCTTCAAGTTCGCTGACGTAATTTTTTGAATTGCGCATGAGTTTCCTCCTATGTGTGCGTTTTCTGCTTGAGAACGCCGTCGGGTCCGTAGACCTCGACCATGACCCTGTCACCGACGCCGCATGGCTGAGAAAAACCCTGCGACGCTAACCACGCCTGAAAATGATTGTCAGCTTGTCGCAGTTTTTTCGCAAGGTTTTTCAATCTGTCGCCCATAATATCCAGCTCGCGAGCCGCTGACTGCGGATCGTTGCGCATCAACTCAAGCAGCACCTTCAGCTCGCCGATCATATTTTCCTCGGTCGCCCAGGCCCGCGGGAAATCGCCCGCTCTGTCGGCTCGATGGCGGCAACTTCCATCAGCGGCTCTGCTTTCTTCCTATCCGGCTTCTCGCCCTCGACGATCTCGCAAAGCCCACGCGCAAGCATGATGTCCCGCACCGGTTTATCGGGCTCGATTATTTCGCCCTTCGCGTACATGAAATATGGTCGCAGGAATCTGATTTTCATCTATCGCCCTCAGCCCAAGCCGGTGTGCAACGTCTCCGGCTTGTATTTATTATACCACGCCCCAACCGTCATGCACTCCGGTTTGTGGTATTCGTCAAATCCGGTGACCATCATTTCGAGGTGTCCGATGCGAACATCCGGATGCACGTAGCACGTCAGCCCGGCCCTTTCCCAGGACTTCCAGAAGAAAATATCATCGTCAATATGGTCGAAATGGGTCCAGGTCCCGTCGGGTCCAGGCTCATGTGCAAAATATGGAAGTGGCAGCTTCCGAAGCGAGGCCGCTCTGATCAACGTCAGCCCGAAATGTGCCGTATTTACCTTAAACGGATCCCCGGCCACCTCCTGCTTCTCGCATCCCTTGACCGTACAAAGAGGCGTGTCAGCGTTTCTTTTGCGCTGTAGCGCGGCCAGGGCGTCGATGTGGCCATTCCTACCGAAGGCCCCAAACATCGCATCAAGATGTTGCGGCGAAAACATTGTGTCATAGTCCAGCGTCAGGATCCAATCGGCGTCGCCTTGTAGCGCGCCCTCCAGAGCCCCCTGCATGCACTGCCCCCAGTAGGCTCCCGTAAACCGTCGCAATGGGATATTCCAGTGCTGCAACGCCTCATGGATGCATCCCCAATGGTCGTTGAATCCCAGCCTGGGAATCGAACAGACGGCCATGATTTTTATTTCCATCTGCTTGATGTGCGTTGCCGAAGGAGGCCCCGATATTGGGTTTTTCATCGGCTTGATACCCATCAAATTCAAACTGCATGGATGCCGCGAGGTGTCATCAGCGCCGTCCCAGATCTGGATATGCTCCAATCCTGCAGCAAGCATATGCTCTCGCAAGGTGACGCGATCAAAAACGCTTTGGTGATAATCGTTCGCGTGCGTCTGCCCGCCCATCAGATAAAGCCTCCAGCGCGCATCGCCGGCCTTCCGCAGTTCGCTGACCTTGTCATAATCGGGCACGCTGATAAACATCCGTCCGCCAGGCGCCAACACGCGCGACCACTCGCCGAGCACCTTCGGCACGTCATCAAAGCTGAAGTGCTCCAGCACGTGGCTTGCGCGGACCTCTTGTACGCCTTCATCTGTAATTGCGATGCAACTTCCATCTTCCTGAACAATATTCAGTGGGAGCGGATACGCCTCGGTTCCCAACGTCCTGTCAATATTGATGTATCCAGGAATCTTCACCCTGGCGCTTCCGATATTCAGCTTCAGCGTGCTCATGGCTTGTAATCGAACCTCCTCATCATGTCCGCGTTTCGCTTCCAAAACATTTTTTGCAGATCCTTCGGCATCTCTTTGCGATAGATGCGCTTGATCCCTTTTCGAAAAAGCACTGCATCGCGCCGCTTCAATTCCTCGAAACTTTCCAACTCGATCTTTTCCAGCGCTTTCAAATTCACGCTGATTTCATTGAATGCGGTTTTGATCGCGTTGATTGGATCGCGGATTAGATGCTCGAACTTGACCACGGACAGCGGCGTCTGACGCCCGGTCCACGCGCGCGCGTGCGCGCCCCAGTCCCAGCACTGTCCATCGAACCGCTTCAATCGGCCCTCGATCAGCGCCTTCAAAACAGTTTCGTATTTCAAATTTGAGTTGCGCGTGTAGCCGCACTCCATGTCGTAGTGCGCGTGCGAACAGATCGCGTCGCGGCCATCACGAACCAGTAAAATTGCCGGATCGCGTGTCGCAACTTCAAGATCGTGACCATGTGTTTTTACTGCGTAATAGCAATAGTTTGTAGCGCGAATGTGATCGGCGTTTGCCACGCTCGACGCGCCATCATTGAAGGCATCGTCATACGGATCGTTTGTGTATCGGCTAAAAGTCTTTAATCCGTAAATCTGTTCGATACAATACCGAAGATAATTCGATCCAGACCTTGGATAACTGGCAAGCCAAATGAATCTTTTTCCCATGAGCGTCCCCACGCTTTTTTTAAATGGCGAGCGGTGACGCGGATCACCGCCCGCCATTACAACTATGCAACCTGAACGGAATCGTTCGTGCTGGCAACCATCGCGGTTGTAGTTGCCGGACCGTCGCCTCGTTCCCTCAGCACAATCGCACCGACCATGACGTTGCCGCCCGTGGTCGTTCCGGCCGTGAACGACAACCGAAGGTAGCGCTTGCCGCCAAGGTTATCGATCTCGTACCGATGCTGTTTCGCGGCGGTGAGATCAAGGCTCTTGTTGGCAACGACCGTCGCAAAATTCGTTACCACGGTCGTATCGCATGACAGCAACGACAAAGTGCTGTTTGCCGCGTGCGTCGTCTCTTCAATCGACAGATTGACGAGAATCGTTGCGGCGTGATAGCCGCGCATGTCAACGTTTGCCGTAACCGTAGCACCATCCGTCACCAACTGCGACGCAAGCGCCACTTCGCTGATTGCCCTCTGGATCTGTTTCATTTCTCAACCCTCACAAATTCAAGTTCTTTTTGTTTGCGGCCCCGGCGCCAGACCAGGGCCACAAGTCCGTCAAGGTGATTACGACGATGCGCTAATCAGACCAACCACGGGCCCGGCCGCGGAGGTGTCGCCAATGTCATGGACGTTGATGTCAAAACGCTCGGTCCCGCGTACTGCAACCTCGTCGCGCTCGAACACGCTTTGACTGTCAACCGTCGCGTGCTCGCTGAAAGCAATGGTCGACATGCGCCGGTCGCCAAAATCAGCGGCCAATCCGAAGTCACCAAGCAGACACGCGATCTGACTGTTTGCATCGGCCTTTGGCATCACCTGGCTGATCACCACCGGGTAACCCATGAAGCTCTTAACAACCTTGCCCTGCAGATCCATGACCGTGTTTCCGCCTGCGGCGTGCATGAGTTTTTGCATCACGCTGCCCCAGAAAACCTTGTGACAAACCCATACGGCGCTCGGCGTGTCGGCATACTCAGGCAGAATCGAGACGACCTTGTTGAAGTCGGCCAATGCGAACTCGCTGAACAGATTTCCGGTGGCCACAATCAGGCCCTTGATGTTTCCAATTGTGCCGCTCACGGCCAGTAGTTTCGGACACACTCCGAAAATCGTGCCGTAAGTCGAAGTGCCGTCGCCATTGAATCCGCAATCGTCTTCCTTGTTGGCGTATGCGTAGGCGATCTCACCAATGAGATCATCCGCCACGTTGATCGCAGCGTCCTCGCCGAGTTCATTGGTCATGCGAGTCAATACGGCGATCTTCTTGGCAACGAGCTGGACGTTATCCCAAGTTTTGCTGGATTCCGTAATCGCCGCACCTTCCGCGACGAAATACGCCGTCAGCCCGGTCTTGCGTCGCGAACGGTTTTTTGTGTCGCTGCCCATTGGAGACCTGCGAGCCAAGCCACGGAACACGCCGTACAGCTCCTTCAGGTCGATGATGGCGTTGTCGACTTCCTCGGGCACCAGATACCCGCCCTGGTAGTTGATGTCTTCAGAATGTAAGCGCACTTCTTTTTCATTTTTGTCATCCCAACCGACAATCTCAAGCCCGTTTTCCAAACAAAAACGCTGAGCCTTGCGGTTGCCACGCGTCGCTGCAATCCACATGCCGATGCGGTAAGCGCGCTCGTTTGCCTTCATGCCGGTGTAGGTGTCATCTTTGATGAAACTGCAGCGCGTAGACCTGGCGCTCGCCGGAAGCGTAAACTTGGCTTTTTCGGTGCGGATCTCGGGTTCGGAAGGCTTGGTTGCGCGCACTTCCGGTTGATTCATCTCAGAATCAAGCGCAGCGAGCTTGTTTTTCCTGCTTTCCAGCTTCTCCAGGCGCTCAATTTCAGCCCGATTATCCCCAATTTTCGACATAGTTTCGTCGATTTTCTTGCCTTCGTCTTCCGAAAACTCTCGTTTTTCGGTCTCGCAAAGCGCCTTGAGTGCGCGAATTGCCTCAAGCAACGCCTTATTTTCGGCCTTTAACTGCTCGATTGTCTTCATTTTTAAGCCCTTTTTCTTGCATTTTCGCTTGTTTTTCACGCCCAAAGAGCGCATTTCACCAAAGGTGAAGACGAAAAACTAAGCATTCTCGATTATTTTCACAAGATTAATTTTTCTGATCAGATTTTTGTGGCGTCTCGCAACGTCGTCCTGATCGCGCTTGCGCTTCTGCTCGAATGATCGCACTGCGATGTCGGTCTCCTCGTAAGCTGGAAACGTGACCGGTGAAACATCGTAAAGATCGACATCTTGCAGCTCGCGCACTACAGACAAGAGATTGTTAACAATTCGCTCCGACCAATCGTCACGCCGCGTGATGAAAGCAAAGCTCATTTGATCGACGTCGCCGCGCTCAATCAACTCCCTAAGGTCTGCCGCTGCGTTCGTGTTGGGCAGGTCGATTTCGATCGCGAGTCCACGCTCATCCTCGGCAATCCGCAGTGTGCCGCTTGTTGTTCGTCCCAGCACCACGCCCGAATCGTGATTCCAAAGCGCTTTTACGTCCTGTTTTTCAGCTATTGCGCGCTTGAATGCGCCTGGCCTGATCGTCTCGAAGAAACCCCCGAGATCGCGACTCATGCTGTCGTAAAGCGCAGCGTGACCTGCAAGCATGTTCTTGTCGCCGGCCTTCCTGATCTCGATCCCGGTCATGCCGAAAGTTCTGATTTCTCGCTTCATTTTCGTAGCTCCTTGATCGCATTGCAAATCACGTCTGACTCTGGACCCGGTTCCAGGTTCCATTTTCCAAGCCGTTTTGAATGAGCACTGCAGATTCGCGCAACAAGCTCGGCCTCGTCGATCTTGCGCCCGTGCGCATGATAAAGCGGAGTAATGTTTCTCACCGCGTCATTTATCGCGCTCAACACGTATTCCTCGTGCGAGATTTCGAATCCCTTGATCCAGTCCCCAAAGTCATTGCGCTTACTGGCCCTGGCAATCTTGTCTTCTTCGACCCTGCACAGCCGCCCCATCGCGCTTTCAATTGATCGCCCTAAAGCTCGGTCAATCGCCTCAATCTTGCGCTCTTCCTCGTCCTGCTCGTCGCCGTCGTCTTCTTCGTCTGGATCTGGCGCCGGACGCGCTGGTTGAGACACGGGCATCATCTGATCCATGTTTTCGACATCGACCATATTGCTCGGCGACAGGTAAACGTCTCCGGCCTCGCCAATCGGAGGCATGTTTTCCTTTTGCCGAATGTCGTTGACCGAATACCATCCCCACTGACGACCCTTGGAATATGATTCCGCTCGCGTTTTTATGTCCCCTCGAAGCAGAGCGTCAAGGTTGTGTTCAACATACAGGTCGCGATCCGAAGGATTCGTCAGCAGTTGGCGCTTGATTTCTTTTTCCCAGCGCACACACCAGCCCATCAGCGTATCGGTAACGTACTCCAATGACTGCATTTCAAGCGTGTTAAAATTCGCTTTCAGGAGATGATGGACCTTGCTCGGTGGGATTCGAAACCACCGGCAGACCTCCTCTATTTCGAATTGTCGTGTCGAAAGATATTGCGCATCTTCGGGCGTGATCGCCAGTTTATCCAGCTTCAGGCCCTCTTCGAGAACCAACACCTTAAAGGCGTTCTCGCCCTTGCCGGCACGCTCAAGCGTGCGCCGCAAATTCTGCTCAGCCTGCTCCGACATCGTTTCGGGATGCACGGCGACTAGGCCAGGCTGACAATTGTTTCCGAACATCGACGCGCCAAATTTCTCGGCCGCCTTGGCGAGGCCCAGCGATTCCCGCGCCATCCGCACCACGCTGTAGCCCATCAGTCCATTGTAGCCCAGGCCCTTGACATGCAGCACCTTACGCGCGGGCAATACAATTGATCCGTCATATTTGTAGACGATCTTTTCATCGACTCGCCGCACCTCCATCTTTTGAGGCTCAAGAATCTCAAGGCGCTTCACATCGCCGGCGCCAGTGCGGATGATTTCGGCGTATGCATTTCCATATCCAAGCAAATGCGCCGTCAGCGTCTCGCGAAACGTCATCGCGGACATTTCAGCGTTGGGAGCCTCGTTCAAGATCGCGTGAAGCGGATGGTCGTAAACCTTTTCTCTGTTTTTGCGTTCCGGATCAGTGAAGCGGTAGAGCGGCAAACCCAGCTTCGAGATGTCTTCACTGATGTTGTGCGTTGCCGCCCATACCGCCGCAATGCCCAGCGCAGTCTGTTCATTGATCCGCACGCCTGCTTGCGTCTGCAGGCCCCCGGACATGTAATTCCAACCCACGTCGGAATCAATCGGTGTCGATCCGCGCTTGCTTAAAAGCCTGTCAAAAAGCATAGCCTATTTTCCTCGCCGAATATGCGGTCGGATCAATCCAAAGCCAACCGCAACCATGCCCACGCCGCCAAGGATTATTCCGCTCGGCGCATATATCAGGTAGGCCCCGTAGATCACAATACCCAGTCCCGCAAGAATGCAAATATCGCCCACCAGGTCAGAAGCAATTTTCAAAGGAATATTCCCCCTCGCTTTTCGTAAACAGATTCCTTTTTGATCGTCTTCGCCATACTGCAACCCAATCCCATAACCGCCGCAATGATCCCGTCGATTTTCTCCGTCGCCTTCGCCTTGTTGATTTTGATGTTGTCTGCAGCGTTCCGCGTGATAACCGCGTTGCTCGCCATCCAACGCAAAATCTTGTGTCCTCCATGGTCCAAAGTGTGAGATATGACCATCGTCTCAAACTTTTTACAAGGGTCATTCATCGACAGATACCCCTGGCGAAACTCGATCATCGGTAGGCCGTGCTGGTCGGCCAGGCCGACGCAAAGCTGTCGAGAGTTGTACGGGTCGAATCCAATTTCCTGAACGTCGTAGGTTTCGCAGATCTTCAAAAGGTCTGCCTTGATGAACTCGTAATCGATCACATTCCCCGGCGTCGCCGTAATCAGGCCCTCGTCGCGCCACTGCTCATACGGAACCTTATCGCGCCGTGAGCGCTCCAGAATGCGATCTGCAGGGCAATAGAACCAGCACAAAAGTTTGTGGTCGTCGTTCGGAAAGTAAAGCACCAGCGCCGCCAGGTCGATAGTGGACGCCAGATCCAGGCCCCCGAAGCACGGGCGCCCAATCAGCATTTGTTTGTCGAAGCGCCCGCCGCACAAGTCCCAGTGTTCCATCTGAATCCAGCGCTCTGCCTGCTCTGTTCTGATGTTCAAATGTAGGCGCTTGAATGTGTTCTCGTAAGACGGCACCTCCTGCGCGCGCTTGCACTCGCGGGCCAGGTATTCCTCGGAGACCGAAATTCCAAAATTCGGGTTGGCTTTGCGCCAGATCTTCGGATCCTTCCAATCGTCGTCTTTCGTGGCCTCGTAAACCACTGGCAAAAATGATGCATCGTCAATAATCCCGTCCCGCACCTTTGTCGCATAGTCGTACTTTTCATTGCAGATCGATGGGCGCTCGTAGTCGCTGGTCGTGATGTAGAGAATCAGCGGTTGGCGCCTCGATCCCGTCGAGGTCCCCAGCACGTCCACCAGCTCGCGGTTTGGTTGCGCGTGCAGTTCATCGATCACAGCGAGGTGCGTGTTGTAGCCGTGCTTCGTGTCGGCGTCGGCAGAGATTACCTTATAGCTCGACATCTGGCTTTCATACATGATCGCGCGCTGGCCAAGGCCCCCATAGATCTTGAGGCGCTCGGCCAAAAGCGGATTCTGATGGACCATGCCCTTCGCCTGATCGAACACGAGCGTCGCCTGTTCGCGGTCGGCGGCCGCGCTGTAGATCTCGGCGCCGGGTTCCCCGTCACACACCAACACGAACAAACAGAATCCTGCAATCAGCGTTGTCTTGCCGTTCTTGCGCGGAACGAACACGAATGCCTCGCGATACCGCCGCCGGCCGTCTGGCTCCACCCAACCGAACACGTTGGCGACTATCGCGGCCTCCCACGGCTCCAGGCCAAAAGGAGATTTAGCCCGATCGCCCTTCACGTGAGTCAGCATTTCGGGAAAGAACTCAACAGCCCGATGAGCTTTTTCGGCATCGAACAAATGCCCTTTTGCTGTCACGCACGGGCTATAGCCAGGGATGGCAGAAATCAGATCCAATTCTTTGGAACCGATTTCACCCGGCGTCAACAAAGTATTTCTTTTTCTTTTCGGCCGCTTCATCTTTTTGCTGTGTGACCCCCACGCTGATACGTGTTCTGGCGCTTGGCGTCAGACCGAATTGCGCCTCAAGTTTTCCAAGGAGCGCCGCGAGCTTTACCTCCATCGCAAATTGTGGCCACTCCTCGACGCCATGCAAGGCCCCGTCGGGCCCTTTAACGCCGTGGACCATGCCATGCTTTTCGATCCACTCCTTGCACGTAAGCCACTGCTCAAGCAGCACGCAGTAGCGCCCAAGGGCGTTCTGGTCGAGATCGGCGATGATCCTGGCGTTGCCCAGCATGCGCGTGACATCCTTCCACGCCGCTCGCGACGCTTTTGACGTCACCCACCTCGGGCGCCGCGGTATTGCCGGGTCCACCTGCACCCCGGTCTTGGCAATCTCTTTTGCCCTCCAGGATCCACGCATCTCCAAAACTTTTTGCGGCGTCGGTGGCGGTCCTCGTAGTCCCATTTTCATTCCCTTTCGATGTCGTGCAATTTGACTTTCAAAATGCCCCCTTTCAATGTGCATTATACGTTTTTTTGGCCCCTATTTTCAACTTCATCTTGTAACCCATTAACTTTACTAGACTTAGTGAAAACCCGTGAAAAAATGTTCAGGGTAGATCGGAAGAGCACACGTCTGAACTCCAGTCACTTGCGAAGATC